TGCAATTCTCATTATAATTTACTCTATTAATAATTTTAGGTATTCTCTCTGAATGAGAAATAATATTATCATACAAATTTTTATTCGGTATGACATCAATAAATTTAATAAAATTATAAGGCTCATCTAATTCAACATATTTAGTAATATGGTTATTACTTCTTTTATTATTTATCTCATCAATTATTGGAATAGTATTGCCAAATCTATCTATATCTAATTCCCCATCCCAATTACTACTAAATGGGTATATATGTTCTAAGCTAAATTTATTATCCAGAAAATTTGTAGGTACTTTTTCTTTATAATAATAAAATAATAAACATTTTTCAAAGAACTTTCTATCTCTTCTTTTATTACATTTCTTACTGCCATTGTCTAATAATCGCAAAATTGGTTTATCACCTTCTAGATATAAATCATTTATAAGATTTGTGAATGTCAATCTTGTAACTTTATCACTTATTATGTTTGGTTCATTTATAATTTTTTTTGACATGGTGTCAATATATGCCCCACCAGCTTCATACTGTATTAAATCATTAATTTTATGAACTTCGCGCTTATCAACATCTTTGAGTTCATTTACAAAAAAATGAAATAGAATAGCTTTTTCTATAGATTTAATAATAACTTTTTCATTTACACTTTTTTTTTTAAAACCAATAATAGCAGACAAAATTATATAGATATTATTCTTCTTTAATGAAGAAAATTTATTCTCACATGCTTTATTAAACAATTTAGTATTAATCTTTTCAGTAAATATTTTATTATAAATTTTCTTCAAAATATTGCAAGAGAATAATATATATTCAATAAAATTATTTACATTTTCAGTAGTAAATGTTTCGCTTAGACCATTATATAAGGATTTATATAATTTAAAAAAGAGTGATAATCCATCATTATCACTCTTTTCTATTATATTATAAGTAGAATTACAGTAATCTTGGAAACCAATAATAAAGTCAAATGCATTCAACCTCTCTTCCTTTTCAAAATTATAGCAAATTAATACTTCATTATCACGTTTTTTATTATAATGTTCAATTATTTCATTAATAATTGCAGTTTCAATTATATTATCGTTAATTGTGAAATCGAAAGAATTATATAAACTACAGGCGAGTAATTCAATCTCTGTTAATTTACTATCAAATTTATTAATAGCTTCGAATGTTTGGCATAATTCATCTGTATTATATCCCTCAAATAAATTTACATTTACTGATACATTTGTATCAAATCGGTCTGATCCATTTATTTTTAATATGGTCTGAATTGGTTCAATAAGATCATCAAATGCATCTCTGTATTTTTGGAGTTTGTCAATATAAAAATCTAACATATCTATCGTAGCAAAATATTTATTAAATTTCATATCAACCATGTCATTATATGAAATGTTTTTAAAAATATTTTTAAGGCATTCACTGTCATCTTTTTCTAAAATAGTATCTAGATACATAAATAGGTCATGTAAATATTCGGGAAATATATCAAAGGGCTTATCGATAAAATGTTTAATCGCGTTCAATCTATTGTTACCATCAATATTTGTTATCTTTTGTGACCCCAACGTCTGACCAAAAGTTATAGCATGTACACTATTTTTAACTTTGAATAAAAATTCTATATAAGATTTTTGATTTGCTTTATTTTCTTTTCTCGGTTGTACATCCCATTTATGTTTCCGCTGAAATTTAGGTTTTACTACGTCTTTATTTATTATTTTATTTATTAAAACTCGGACATACCATTGTTCATTTTTCACCAGTTTGCTCGTCATTATATGCGATATAGTATATATTGACGAGATGGCTTTAAGTAGTATTAAGCATTAAGTATTAAGCATTAAGCATTAAGCATTAAGCATTAAGCAATCCTTATGGCGACTTCATTATCCTTATAATAACCCTTGTCAACTAAGGATTGCGTATATTTAGCGCCGCCCCAATTTGTATCCATCGGATTAGGACTGATACCGCCTTTATTTTCATTATACATTTTATCTAAGGGGGTATCCAAGCCAATATATTGATTTTTTCCATCAAATCCCGGATATGCATTTACATTATACGGTTGATCATCACGACCGGCGTCTAATAGTTTTTCTTCATCATTCGCCATAGGCATATTATTATTATTATTATTATTATTTAGTACAACATCTGGTAAGCCTCCATGCATATCCGTTGGACTCGGGCGAGCTTTATACACTGTATTGCCTTGAGTATCATGTGCTTCTTGGACATAAAGAATCGGACACTTGATGCCTTGTCGACGTTGCCATTCTGTAAATTCCACGTATTCTTCCAAACTTTTAAATTGTAGTGGATTAACACCTGGTACTTTGGCTATTTTAGAATTATAAAGAAAGTAATCACTGCCTTTTTGAAAAAGAATATTAGGGCATCTATAACTTTTATTTGTAAATGCTTCATATGTTGGATAAGTAGTTACGAAATATAATCCTAGTAAAAATATTGTAAGAATTATAACAGGTTTGATCATAATATATATTATCTATAGAAATAATATTATCCGCTGAAATAATATTATTCACTAAATATATAATGAAATTTATTAGTATTACCCCAGAAAATAAGAATGCCTCGGAATTTATTGAGGCGACTAGTGAAATGCCAGCATTTGTTAAATTATATAGTCCTTCATGTGGTCATTGTATTGCAATGCAAGAAGCATGGGATGCGTTAAAAAATCAAGAGGCTTTAAAAGATTACAATATGGCTATTATCGAAGTCCATGCAGATGAATTAGATAACATAATTAGCCCGGCGATGAAGGTGAATGGTGGATTTCCGACGATTCGTAAGGTGCTTAAAAATGGTAAACTAGGAAAAGATTATGACGGCGATCGTTCTATAAAAGATATGCTTAAATTTATACAAGAAGAATTTAAAGAAACTCTGCATACTGCAAGACATGGAACTGCAAGACATGGAACTGCAAGACATGGAACTGCAAGACATGGAAAAATGAAAGGTGGTAGAAAAAGTAAGAAGACTAAGAGAAACACTAAGAGGAAGAGTAAGAAGAGTAAGAAGAGTAAGAAGAGTAAGAAGAATAAGAAATTATAATGTATATCTGTTACACTTGCACTTTTTGATGCACTTTTTGATGCACTTTTTGATGCACTTTTTTTAAAAGTGTTTTTTAAAAGTGTTTTTTTGCTATATCTGTTACACTTGCACTTTTTTGCTACACTTTTTTTAAAAGTGTTTTTTTAAAAGTGTATATATAATGTTAAATAATCATTATATTATTATGGTTTTTATAATGATTTTATCAGGTTTATTATCAACAATGAATGTCTCGGTTGATAAATATCAGGATATAAGATTTAGTATAAATGACGCATATATGATATTACTCATGACCGGATGGATGTTATTATTCATGGGTATATTTTATAAAGAAAAAACACCAGTTATTATTGGTTTAATACTTATAATAACTAATATATGGTGTATAAGAACTCAATTTTTGATAAATGTTAAACAATATAAATTAGGTATGATTCCACATCATTCAATGGCAATTCATATGAGTAAAAAATTATTAGAAAAGGACAATAATATGCAGAATTTTCTTAAAAATTTAATACATACACAAGAAAAAGAGATATTATTTATTAAAAATTGAATTATAATAAATACTCTTTATTTATTATATTAATTATAAGTAAAATGGCGCATTCATTTCGTCTTTTAGCATTTAACGCTTATGATGCCGCCGTCATCACTCCACCCGAAGAAGATGTAGAAGAAACAAAACCACAAAAAGAATTTATTGTCCAAATGTTCGGAATTAATGAGCAGGGAGAAACTGCCTGTATCTTTGTAGAAGGCTACACTCCATTCTTCTATGCAAAAGTAGGCGATTCGTGGACTGAAGCAACCCGTATCAGCTTCATATGTCAATTGCAACAAGACCTCGGCGATTTTTACGCCGGTTGTATCGTGTCTAGTGCACTAATCCAACGAAAACAATTATATGGGTTTGACGGTGGAAAAGAACACAATTTTATATTAATTAAATTTATAAATGAAAGCGCCATGAAGAAAGCCAAAGGATTCTGGTATGATACGCAGGCAAAAACTGCCACCAGTGAATATCAGCGCGTATTAAAACCCAATGGCTATGAATTTGAGGGGAAGCCGACAATTTTATATGAAGCCCAAATTCCACCGCTCTTGCGGCTCTTTCACATTCAAGAGATCAGTCCATCTGGTTGGGTTTCACTTCCCGCAGGAAAAACCATGAAAAATCTGAAGAAAACCACCTCCTGTACCCATGAATTTACTATTAAATATATGTATATCTTGGCACAGCCCCAAAAAGAAACACGCGTTCCATATAAAATATGTAGTTTTGATATTGAAGCTAGCAGTAGTCATGGGGATTTTCCGCTTGCTGTGAAAAATTATAAAAAACTGGCGACGAATATCGTGGATTTATGTACGCCGGAAGGTCCTTATTATAATGAAGTATGCTCGCGGGAGCTTATAAAGGACATTATTCTTACGGCATTTGGTTTAACAAAAAAACCGATGGAATATGTGGACTTGGTTTATCCGCAAACTACAGTAACCTTATCGGCGATCGAAAGTTTATTCGAACGGTGGATTGTCATTTGTCCGGCAAAATATAAAGGCGAAATCGAAATAGATATGAAAGATGTCTTAGACGATGATGATGAGGATGCAGGTGCAGTGGATCAAGGTGCAGATACAGGCGCATACGCAGTGGATGGAGATGCAGGTGCATGTGCAAGCGAAGCAGACAGAGGAGCAGGAGACGATACCCCTGTATTCAACTGGCGAATGTTTAAAAATAAAGCCAAACCCTATAAGAAAAAAGGATCAATTATTGACCTCCTACTCGATAGCGAGGCGACGCGCGATACACAGTTGATTGAATTGACGCGCACGTTAACAAACGTCTTTCCGGCGCTCAAAGGCGACAATGTGACTTTCATTGGTTCTACATTCTTGCGCTATGGCGAAGCGAAGCCCTATTTAAATCATTGCATCGCGCTCGGTACCTGTAATGATGTCGAGAATGCGGAGATTGTTCGTTGCACGGAAGAAAGAGAGGTTTTATTAGAATGGTCGAAAATTATTCAAAAAGAAGACCCCGATATCGTGATCGGTTACAATATCTTTGGTTTTGATTACCAGTTCTTATTTGCACGGGCAAAAGAACTCGGTTGTGAACGCAAATTCTTACAGCTCTCGCGTAATAAAAGAGAAGTCTGTATAAACAAGAATTGGAAAACTGGCAAAGAAGGCTTAGAAGAAAGTACCCTCGTCATTGCGAGCGGGCAGCACGATTTAAAATTCGTCAAAATGACCGGGCGCCTACAAATCGATTTATATAATTATTTACGTCGTGATTATCAATTGACACAATATAAACTTGATTATGTATCAGGCTACTTTATCGGCGATGCGGTAAAAAAAATAGAACATATCAACGGCAATACAAAAATCTACAGTAAAAATTTAACTGGTTTAGAAAATAATAGTTTTATCAATTTCGAAGAAGAAGCCCATTCGGTTGATTCCTATAAAAATGGAAAAAAATTTGAAGTGTATGCACTTGACTTGGCTAATAGCACATTTATGATAAAAGGCATTGAAATGCCCGATCTAAAGAACAAAAAAGTGCGTTGGGGTCTAGCAAAAGATGATGTCACGCCCCAAGATATCTTTCGCATGACGAATGAAGGACCAGCCGAACGCGCGATTATTGCGAAATACTGTATACAAGATTGCAATCTCGTTCATCATTTAATGCGGAAAATCGACGTGATCACCGGCTATGTCGAAATGGCGAATTTATGCAGTGTACCGCTGGACTTTCTCGTCATGCGCGGTCAAGGCATTAAACTAACGAGTTATATTGCGAAGAAATGTCGAGAAAAGAATACGCTCCTGCCCGTTCTCGATAAAGGCGATATAGATGAAGGTTACGAGGGCGCCACGGTATTAGAACCGAAATGTAATCTCTATCTCGATGACCCCGTCGCCTGTTTAGATTATAGTTCATTATATCCGTCAGCAATGATGAGTGAAAACATTTCCCATGATAGTAAAGTGTTAACCCGAGAATATGATTTAAACGGAAAACTCTTAAAAGAGGAAGGAACGAAAAATGCGAAAGGACAATTTATCTATGACAATTTGCCAGGCTATGAGTATGTCGATATACAATATGATACGTACAAGTGGCAGAGGCGAGGGGGAAACGCGAAAGCCGCAATGGAGAAAGTCAAGGTCGGTTATAAACTCTGCCGCTTTGCCCAATTTCCCGAAAATAAAGGACGCGCGATCATGCCGTCGATATTAGAAGAACTCTTAGCTGCCCGTAAAGCGACGCGAAAATTAGCCGAAAAAGAAACCGATGATTTCATGAAAAATGTCTTAGATAAGCGTCAGCTGAGTATTAAAGTGACGGCAAATTCGATGTATGGGCAGACGGGGGCAAAAACCAGCACTTTTTATGAAAAAGATTGCGCGGCATCCACCACGGCAATCGGGCGCAAATTGTTGACCTATGGTAAGCGCGTCATAGAAGAGGCTTACGCACAGCAAATCCTGCCGACCAAAGATTATGGTCTCGTCCGGACCAATGCTGAATATGTGTATGGTGACACGGACTCAGTGTTCTTTAAATTCAATTTAACGGACCCCACGACAGGCGAAAAGATACTTGGACAAAAAGCCTTAGAAATAACGATTGAATTGGCGCAACAAGCGGGCGAATTAGCGTCGAAGTTTTTGAAAAAACCACACGACTTAGAATATGAGAAAACCTTCATGCCGTTTTGCTTATTATCGAAGAAACGTTACGTAGGCATGCTTTATGAAACAGATCCTCATAGTTGCAAACGCAAATCCATGGGGATTGTATTAAAACGGCGCGATAATGCTCCTATTGTAAAAGATGTCTATGGCGGGATTATTGATATTTTAATGAAGGAGAAAAATATTGAACAAGCGGTGAAATTCCTTAAGGATTGTATGCAGAATATAGTGGATGGGAAATACGCGATGGATAAATTAGTCATTACGAAATCCCTCCGGTCTGGTTATAAAAATCCGCAGCAGATTGCTCATAAAGTATTGGCGGATCGAATGGGTAAACGTGACTCGGGCAATAAACCGGGCAACGGTGATCGCATTCCTTATGTATATATAGAGAACCCGGATCGTAAAGCGTTGCAGGGCGAACGGATTGAAACACCGGAGTTTATTGTGGCGAATAAATTGAAGATCAATTATTCCTTCTATATTACGAATCAAATTATGAAACCTTTGCAACAGGTGTTTGCCTTGGTCTTAGAACAGATGAAAGACTTTAGGAAGAAGAAGGGACATACATTGCGTATGTGGACAAAAGAATTAAATGATTTGAAAAAAGAATATCCGGATCCTGAACAATATAAGGATAAAGAAGAATCGTTGCGTAATAAAGAAGTGAAGGCGCTACTGTTTGATGAGTATATTCGCAAAACGAGTAATGCGAATAAGGGGGCGCGGGAGATAACGGATTATTTTAAGTAAAAGCTTATGCATCGCAAGCCTATGTATTGCAAGCCTATGTATCGCAAGCTTATGCATCGCAAGCCTATGTATGTAAAAATATAAAATTGAAATCTTTTTTATAAATTGTTATAGAAGACAATTTATAAAAGATGTCTACCAATAATGTAAATGTAAATGTAAATGAAGTAAACCAAGTAAACCAAGTAAAAATAAAAGACCCAATTAAAACACACAATATATTATGTAAGTATAATGAAATTTGTAATAAAAATATTATGTGCCAGGAATGTGCTGCAGATAAATTTGAAAGTCAAAGAAATGAGGAGGCATGTGAAAAATTTACAGTGGTAAGAAAAATAGATATATAATAATAATAAGTTCTATTTAGATACAACTTATTATTTACTATAAATAATGTCTTCTATGTCATCAACAAATTATGAAAATAAAGGTTTAAGTGGTATGGCAAATTTAGGCAATTCCTGTTATTTGAATTCATGTATGCAAATTATATCTCATACATATGAATTAAATACTTTTTTATTGGAGGATAATGGAAAATACAAAACATTGCTTAAAAAAGTACCGGAGTCCATTGTATTATTAGAGTGGGATAAATTGCGCGAAATGCTATGGTCATCCAACTGCATCGTTGCCCCACATGGCTTTGTAAAAACGATCAAACAGGTCGCGCGGATAAAACAGCTCGATATTTTCACTGGCTATCAACAAAACGACATTCAAGAATTCTTATTATTTATTATCGATTGTTTTCATACAGCTTTATCTAGAGAAGTTGATATGCAGATAGTTGGCGATAGTAAGAATGAAACTGATACTCTAGCAATTACCGCTTATAAAATGATGCAAAATATGTATAAAAAGGACTATTCTGATATGTTTCATATCTTTTATGGAATACATGTTTCGCAATTGACCCACGTCGAGACGCGAGAAGTGATGAGCATGTCAGCAGAACCATTTTTTGTAATGAGTCTCTCTATTCCTGATAAACCCAGTCCAAATTTATTTGATTGTTTTGATTTATATTGTGACAGTGAACTTTTAGAGGGAGAGAATGCCTGGTTAAATGAAAAGACTGGAAAAAGAGAATCGGTCAAAAGACATATTATTTTCTGGAGTTTACCCAATGTGATGATTATTGATTTAAAACGATCAAAATTAAATCATAAGAAGATTCATACTTTGGTCGATATTCCAATAGATAATGTGGATTTTTCTAAATATGTCAAAGGGTATAATGCGGAATCCTATATATATGATTTATATGGTGTATGTAATCATTCCGGAGGAGGTGGTGCCGGCGGTCATTACTTTGCTTATATAAAAAATGCTAATGGTAAATGGTACATCTTTAATGATACTATGGTAAATGAAATCCCTTCAGATAAAATTATTTCAAGCATGTCTTATTGTTTATTTTATCGTAAAAAAAAATAAATGTAAAAAAAAAATGTAAAAAAAAATAAATTGATTTATATATACAATGAGTATTAGTTTAGATTCTATTACTTTTCCCAATATTTCAGGTATAGATGATAATTCAGGTCCGCCGGTGACGGGCGCTAATAGTATGGCTGGCGCTAATAGTATGGCTGGCGCTAATAGTATGGCTGGCGCTAATAGTATGGCTGGCGCTAATAATATCAGCACTTCTATTCCTTTAGCTTTGATAGTAATCATTGTCATTCTTATTGCGTATTATGTATTATTCGCTTCTTTAGGTAATGATGGCACAAGCACAAGCACAAGCACAAGCACAAGCACAAGTTCAGGAAATAAAACTATAGAACTGCTCTTATGGGGCTTATTTATAATGCTCATTCTTTTTAATGGATTATCGTACATTTTTAACATTGATATTATTGCCAGTATTAAAAACATTTTCTCTCCAGTTACGACGATAGATATAAAAGTAAAAGACAAATTTCCATCAGGATCTTCTCATGGCAGTTGTAGTGGCTCTGGCTCTGGCTCTGGTGGTTTAGAAAGAAAAAAACAAGTGTTTCATGTATCTGATAATAAATATAATTATGAAGATGCAAAAGCCATTTGTAGTGCCTATGATGGGCGTTTAGCTACATATAATGAATTGAATCAAGCCTATAATGATGGCGCCGATTGGTGTGGTTATGGTTGGTCCGATAAACAAATGGCACTTTTTCCTACGCAAGAAGAAAAATGGAATAAACTACAGACGATTGACGGACACCATCATGATTGCGGACGCCCTGGTATCAATGGGGGGTTTATCGATAACCCAAATGTAAAATTTGGTATAAATTGTTATGGTTATAAGCCCGATATTACTAGCGAAGAAGCTGAACAAATGAGGAATCAACAACTCTATCCTAAAAATAAGAGAGAAATAATGTTTGATAAGAAAGTGGATTATTGGAGAACTAAATTGTCTGATATTATGCTGTCTCCATTCAATAGCGATAGTTGGAGTATTCTCTAGGTACTTTTAAAAAAAGTACAGCAAAAATACACTTTGTACTTTTAAAAAAAGTACAAAGTGTATTTTTGCCACACTTTTTCTAAAAGTGTATTTTTTGAAAAAAATTATGAAAAATATACTAAGAAATTATAAAATTGAAACAGATATAAAACATATTATTATTGGTATTACCCGAACGTACACATTTAAGTACGATTTACCGTTATTAAGCCGTTCAGCCGTTATTAAACCGTTCAGCCGTTCTCAAGCCTTTCAGCCGTTCTCAAGCCTTTCAGCCGTTCTCAAGCCTTTCAGCCGTTATTAAACCCAATAGACATTTGAAATGTCTTCTCCGTGCGATGCCCTCGAGTACGGGGATTGCTATGGAATTTCGCAAGAGAGCGAAGTCATCTTTAAATACCGCGATGCATCGGGTCATGTTGTGCCCGATGAAATCGTAAAAACAACTTTATGCAGCAATCATCACAACTGGTTAACCGATCGTCACGAAGGAAAACCACTCGAAATGCGAGGCGAAGTAGCCGAATACGCCTTACACGATGACCTGTTTATGGCATTCGCCGACAAAAATAAAATGTTCACGTTGATAAAGGAGGAGAACATTGTTAATAATGTCCGCAATGAGATATTCTACCTTATAAATGGTCGGGATGTTAAAACGTTTCGCGATTTGTTGAATGCCAAAGATAAAAGTAAAAAAAACAACTGGATCTGCGAAGTGGGGTTTTTCCAAACCTGTATAAAAACTTCTTCGGAAAATGAGGACCTAAATGTCTTTGTCGATGCCATCACTGAAGTCACGTATATACACGGCGAATTGGCTTTAGCTGCACTGTCAACCGATCTCGTAAGCTTTTATAAGCCGGAAGAGGAGGGCGAATACAAGAGTATTTTTCAAGGAGCGAAGACATGGTTTCCCCGTATTGAAAAAAACCCAACACTCGAAACGGAGTACTCGTTGGAGCCTATTCCCGAGTTCATTCGTGCGCATTTTATTAAAAAACAAGAAGCGGAAAAAATTGGAAACTTTGAAGAGTGTTGCGAATTTATCTCAGGCGAAATTGATCGCGCCATTATCGATTGGAACAACATACGTGATAATAGCCCGCATACGGATAATGAGTTATTCGAGGCGTTCAACATTTTGACAGCTGCGCTATTAAACGAAGATAAATGCGCTCGCATTGCAATTATCACCGATATGATGAATGGTGGTAAAATGTCGCCTGACGTATTGTGGCTGACGTACGTTTATGCGAATCATGAACTGTTCCGTTCGCACGATCCGAAGAAAAACTTATACAATAGCACGGAACTCATCGATCTGTTCGTACATTACGGGCTTGAGAAAGACTTGCTTGCGTTAAGCATTGCTGGTGAGCGTATGCGCATGTTATCGCGATCACAACGCGATCACCACGATATCTTGGAGACAAACGAGTTTGTAGTAGAGTATTTGGTCCCTACGCACATTAAGGGGTCTGATATTATTTACAAGACAGACAAAGTGGAACTTACACCGACGGAGTACTGGCGTTATTACGACAATACAACCTTCTATATTGGCGGAGGGTATTTCAATAGTGGTAATGAATTCTTTGAGAAGAATCCAATCAT